GTCCTAAGACTATCTACCGCAACTTTCGGATAACCTCTTCGGCATCCTTTGATTTTTCTAAAAACTCACTAACAGCCTGCGCCGCTCCCTGCTGCCAACGACAGAGAACTTCATCTCTGGTGCTGGCGCTGTCGCGGTATAGGTCTTGTAGTGAGGCCACCATCCATTGCTGAATGGTCTCGAACTGAGGGTTGCCCTTGAGTGAAGCAAGGGCGTTTAAAACTTGTATTGATGGCTTCTGAAGCATTAGAGCAAGCCAACTCGCTTAGCCTGCGCCTTTTCCATTGCTGTCAGGTTACCAGCAGCAATGCGTGATTTAAGGTATCTCTTTTCAGCAGATTCCATAAATGAGCCTTCTTTAGCTCCGTAAACTTGGGAGGCTTGCAAACCACCACGCACATTTGGAATGATCTTGCCTTCTTTGTCTATCTGACCAAAGCCGGGGACAAATGTACTTGTTCGATCACGAAGACGTTTTGTTTCGTCGCCAGTGTCAGTGCTGCTGGTCTGCTCTATATTGCGCTGTCTCTTTTTCTCTTGAACCATCGCCTCAATGTCTTTTTGCGAATTACCAATTGTGTTCATTCTTCCGGCTGTATTCTTAACTTTAACTGCTTGAGGAACAGGCATAGACCGAGGTGAAGACTCTTGAAGATTAGGGCCAGAGCTAGATGCTGTATTAGGCATACCGTCCTCATTGTATATTTTATTAGGGGCGGGCTTTTGGTCTAGCTTTTTAGGATCTACTTTTACTTCTGGTTTTTTAACTATCTTTGCAACAGGCTTTACAACAGGCGCAACCCTCACTGGGGCTGGAGCTGGAGCTGGAGCTGGAGCTGGAGCTGCGTCTGCTTTTGCTTCTTTTGGCACTGTCACAGCCTTGAGGACATTAGCCTTGTATGAAGGGTTTTCTTCTGCCTTCATCTCCATAGGGCTGACGGCAGCAGAATCTTTTTTGCCAGTGTAGTAGGTAGAGGCCATTGAGTCCGGAGACATATTTGACTCATTCTCTTTAACAGCAGTATCTTTAACAGCAGTAGTCGCCTTGTCGCCAGTAAACCTGTTGAAGAAATTCTTCACCGTTTGTAAATTCTTCTCTCTTTGCGCCAAGTCAGCCTCGTACTGCTTGGAAGCAACATCATCGCCGGGATAACTTTTCCCGCGATTACCGGTCTGGCTTTCCCACCAAATTTGGTCATCAGACCTAGTGGTAACCGGGCGGCCATCACGAGTGGTAACTCCGCCACCATCCGCAAACTTGCGAACAGCAGGCTTTGGCGCTTGAGGCATGTTGTTGTTGGCTACAGCAATCTTCGAGTGAAGGCTGGTCATGCCAAGCTTTAACTTGGGATG